GGAGCGGGGTTAGTACCCTCACCCTCACCCTTGCCCTGATCGTCGCTTGTAGACCCCTTCTCGTCGGTCTCAGCACCATTGCCTTGACCCTCACCCTTGCGTGGGAAACCATCAGCACCTTTGCCATCAGGGTTGCCATCCGATGGTTTGTCGCTGTCACGCTGTGGGTTTTGCTTGTCAAGGTTTTGCAGTTGGTCATACACCCACACTGCGATTGCCAATGTGTCAAATGAATTTTGGACAGTGGTAAGACGTGCACATGCACCGTCAAACACTGGTTGCAATCCCTCAGCCAAGGGTAACTTCACGGTTGCGTGTTTACGTGCATAGACAGCCAAAAGGAAAGGGTAACGTGCGGGGTGATGCCACTTGTTGTCCCATCCGGCTAGTGCATCAGTGCTCATGTTGTCGATCACGCTAGACAAGAGACCTTGCGCATTACCGACTAAACCCTGTGCAATGCATGTGTTCTCGATCCATGCGTCTTCAATGGCATTGTGCAGTTGATCGATGTACTGGTTGTCACCACGTGCGTCAAAGTCGGTGTACTTTCGGTGCAGTAACTCGTGCAAGATAAAGCCAACGTATTTGTCAAAGGTTTTGCGATCAATGATGGCATCGTCAGCCACGTTAGCCAACTCAATGTCACCTCGTGCGTTGATACGTGCTGTGCTGATATCGCCCCATGACACCGTCACTTGTGGCAAAGCCAACTCAGAACATAACTTGTGGCATGCACCGACAATTGCGATGCGGAATTCATAACCGTTTAAACGTGCTTTCATTTTCTTACTCCGATTAGATGTTGTTGTTGATCAAGGTTTCGTCAATGGTTGCCACACGGATCGCTTCCAATGCTGTGGCTGACTCACTAGGCTGACGGTTTGCTATGGTTGTGTCCCATGCGTCTTTTACATTCAAGACCTTTAGCGATTTGATAAAGGCGATCACACTGCGGATCGATGGTGCGTCCACGATATCGGATGTTTGCACCTTGGCACGTGCCACACGTATCGACTTCATCACGTGGGTTGCCAACTCTTTTGTGCACCCAGTGTGGCGCATAACAGCGTCCACTTCATCTTTCAAGGGTAGGTACTCCATGCGCACCACTTGTGCAAAGCGATCCATCAGTGCTGAATTCATATCCTTTGTGCCGGCATAGCGTCCGGTCTCATCACCATTACCAAGGGTGTTATCGGCACCGAATACCAGTACACCGTTGGCACGTCTGCGGACAGCACCACCGTAGGAAACATTACTATCAGGCTCTAGGAATCCATTCAAGATCGCCAAAATCGCAGGGTCTAGGTTGCTTGGCTCATCTAACAAAACGCATGTAGAGGGGTGAGTAAAACCCATGAGGAAATCTTTTTGTTCAAAGTATGTGCCCTTGACAGGGTCATAGCCGGTTGATCCGATGAAGTCTTCCAGTTGGGTTTGCTTGGTGAAGTTGATACGTTTAAACGCACGTCCGGTGCGGGCACAGAACTGCTCCACTGATGTTGATTTGCCGGTTGCTTTTTCACCGCCAAGCCACACGTTGTCACCGTTGATATCGGCTAACAGGAAGTGACGCAATACCTTTTCAGTCCACACGTGGAAAGGGTTAACAGCGGGTGCAGTTGGGTCATTCCAAATGGAGACCATAAGGGGGTTGCCCTTAGGATCACGCACGTCTACACCGAAAACGTCCAATGCTGACTTGGTATCGATGGGGTAGACCGATGCAAGGTCAGCCACTACAGCCTGTGCCCCGACAGCGTCAACAGCCTGTTTAAACGGTGCAAACGCATCAGCCACAACGGTGTTCACCGCACGTGCGATAGCGTCATCGTCAAGGTTGACAGCCCCGATGCTGTGCTCTGCCTTGTCCAAGCGGGATGTAATCTTACTCAGTACCTTGCTGTTTTGGATCAGTGAATCAGACAATGCACTGATGCGTCCTAGTGCGTCCTGATGCGCATCGTTGACCTTTTGCAGTGCGTCCAAGGCTGTGCTTTCGGCACGTGATGCGACAGCGGACGTGGCTTGTACCGTGGCGGACAGTGCGTTGTCCACAGTGGTAGTGGTAGCGGGTTTGTGGGGGTTGGCCTGTCTGATTAATGCTATGCCCTGATCGTTATTGCCATTGCCATAGTGAGCGAGTACCCAGTCAGTCAGGGTGTCAATGTCCTGTATCGGACTAGCCCCATGCGGTAGACCAAGGGTTGACAGTGCCCCTGTGCGAATGGGCATGGGGATGCGAGAAATTTCGGTGCGGATTTCGTTGCGGTTCATTTGTATTACTCCAATTAAACTAAGGTGAGCACGTCTTGATCGACAGGGCATGAGGGGAGACCGTAGGATGCCCATTTGGAAGACAGGCGCACGGTATAGCCACAGGATGGGCACTCTGCTTTCAGCATGCGTGTGCCTTGTTTTTTCTTACCGTTGGCAAATGCCAACTCAGCATGTGGGTACGCACCCAGTGAGTCGATGATCGCACCGTAGGCTTGGTCAAAACCGTTAGCCCCTTGCGTATAGCCCCATGCGTTTTTACGTGTGGGGTTGACAGGCTCTAACAGCATGGCTGATGCGATCTTTTGGAAGTTGACACCGTGGTTGAATCCGCCCTTGGCGGTATGGCATAACTCATGCACCAGTACTTCAAACACTTGTTTTGGCTTGGCGATGACAGGGCTAATTAATATTTCATAGTGCTTGTCGGCACTAGCAGTGTCGATCCAGCATTCGCCAATAGCGTTGTTACGCTTGGCATGTAAGGGAAAGCCACAAGTAAGGCGCACCTTGTCGGGAAGTATTGACCCTGCGATTTCAAATGCGGGGCGCAGTTCATTGAATGCAACGGTGAGCCACTCTTCACGTGTGGCGTGGACGGTAGGTAAGGTCATGTGATGATCTCCAAATAAGTAGCAAAATTACTACTGCAATGCCCACAGCATGGGCATCACGGTGTTAACTTATGGTGCGATGCAATCCTCTTCATTCAATTCACCGACTTCACAAATTACATCAGCCCATTTATCCAGTGGCTTGTCTGTCAGGGCATCGATCAACTGATAACCCTCAGCGACACCGCCACGCTCAAACAACCAGTGAACGTATTGATAGACGCTCATTGCTCTAGTGCAAGCATTCCAGTTGTAGGCACTGGGGTTTTTTACGAAAGACTTCTGTACTGTCTGCAATTCAAACTTAGCCCATTTGGTAACTGCAAGTGGTGTTATTAGTTGTTCCATTCTCATACTCCAATTACGTGGCGAAATTACCACTCCAATGCCCCCGCAAGGGGCATCAGGGTATTAACTTACGGTGACGTTTTTCTCTAGGATGGTGTACTCAAGAGACTGATAGGGATCGTCCCTATCGTCACCATTGATGCAGTTGAGGAACGCTAGTTCCGCTTCACCTTTGTAGAGATGTACGCTGACTACCTTTTCAATGATGCCTTTGTTGAACGCCACTACTGCATACTTTGTAATCTTCATTTTGCTAATCCTTTTTCTGTCTGGCGATGTTGCCAATGCATATTGGATCACATTAATATTGTTATGTCAAACACTGGGATATTTACCTGAGTAAACCGTAGGGTTATTAGATTGGGTGATCAGTTAGTGGGCACTCATGTACTTATATATAGGTGCTGACAGACAACCTGTGGATATATACAGGCTGTGATTAACATCAGTAATACATTTGAGGGACAGACCGATTTAAAGGGGCTAGAAGAGGGGTCAAGTGGTTTAGGCGGGGTAGGTATGGGTTGGGAAAATTAGGGGGCTTCCTGACAATGTGTAAGCATTTCGTTTAACAAAGTTATCCACACTGATGTGGGTAAGTCTGTGGACAGTTCAAGTTATTCACATGCCTGTGGACAAGTGATATAGTGCTGGACATACGAACAGTGCTGTACGTTTAAACAGCATGTGTTTATTTACATAAGACATTTGGGTGAAAGGGTAAGTACTATGGAGAAAATGACCAAGGGTGACTACATGCGAGCACTGGAACAGGCGAATGAACCTGATCAAGTTGATAACAGTGAAAACCCTGTTCTGAGCGAAGCGGAACGGTTGGCGCATATGGCAGATGCACCTAAACGTAGAGTGGATGGTAATGTGATAACCAGTGAACGCATGAGACCTATAACAGCACAACAGTATTCATTCTGTATGGGCATCATCAGTGGGAAAACACTAAGACAGTCATACCGTGACGCATACCCAAATGACACCAGTAGTGATCACGTCATCAGCACCAATGCCAACAAACTGTTTAAACACCCTAAGGTACAGGAAGTGCTAAAGGATGCATGGGAAACCATCACAGAAAACCTAGTCGATGACGTGGCGGGTACGAAACGATATGTGCTCAAGCAACTATTGGAACTGAGTAAAGGTGCTAAACAAGAGGGTAGTCAATTAAAAGCATTGGAGTTACTGGGTAAAGCATCGGGGCTGTTTACACACACTGACAGCAAGGCAGAAGTGACGATCAGTAGCGATCAACTTAAACGTGAACTAGCGGGGCACTTGCGTCTACTGCGTCAACGACCTAGTGCAGTGCAGTCGTTGGGAACTATCACCGATGTAAACGCAAAGGCGTCCGTGCCTGTTTAAACGCTGACCGTGCTCGCCCCACCGTGCCCCGACCCCCCGCGCCACACAATGGGTCCCCCCCTCACGTATACGCTCTAATCCACTCCCACAATTACAGTCCCCCTACCCATGCGAACGTTCTCATGCCCTGTTTGACTGCTCCACATAAAACACCCCCCCCGGTAGTCAGTCAAAATGGAAGTGGGTAGGGGTATATATATTTGGAAACTACAGACTCAATTGCTTCTGTTTCTTCTGTGTCTTCTGTAGCGTAAAAAATAATGTTTAAACAGCTTGCGAACGTTCGTATTTGTGTTTAAACTACGGTTGTTGGTGGAATAACTGGTTCTGTGTTCGGCACAGAATGAGGGTAGGAAGTGCCTACCAAGAGATTCGGGAGATGAGCGCCCTGACTACCAACAACACGCATGGGGATTGGCGTACACGAGGCGCCCGTGGAACATAAAGAGAAACCAGTCTCCAGCCGTGTTGGTAACCGTAATGAGGGTTAGCGCCTCATGCCCTTGAACTGTACAAATACCAAGGGGGACGAACACCACTGCTTTATGTGAGCGGTTACCAACTTCTTAAGTATCAAGTTAAAGGTTTTAAGTATCAAGTGACAGAACGCA